CATTTATGAGATACCGGACAATGTTGAGGTTATCGTCAATATGACAAAGCCGGACAAGACACATGTTCACAATGACGGAGAAAAGTCGGGAAACGAGGCTCTCATTCCTCTCACGAGGGGAATGTTGCAGGTTCACGGAACAGCATTTTGTGAGGTTCAGTTGTATCAGAACGGGGCATTGTTGACCAGTGCGACATTTGAGATGGAGATATTTCCGTCACAGAGGGATGACACGGAAATCACACACTCCGGAGAGTACACCCGTCTTGAAAATACCATTGCAGCAGCGAGAGAGGCTTTACAGATTGCACAGGAGACACAGAACACCATTGAGGCAGCAGAGGCAATCAGAGAGGCACAGGAACGGTTGAGAGAGACCGCAGAGCGGGCAAGGGAAATCAAAGAGAGCAGGAGAGAGGATGACACTGCGAAAGCCATTGCAAAATGCGTCGAGGCAATGGAGGCAGCAATCGAACAGACGCAGAAATGTCTCACAGCAACGGAGGAGGCGAACAAAATCATCATCGAGCAGTCCGGACTTGATGCAATACTGGCAGCAGTCAGAGACTATTATGAACGCATCCAACAACTTGAGACGGACATCAATGTCAATGTGGACGGAGGAACACCGACATCAACAGACCTTTTACTGGTCAAGGGAGGAACACCGTTCACAACAGACTACGACAAATATATTGCAGGAACATCACACACAATCTAGGAGGTGAAATGAAATGGCAACAGCAACAATCACGCTGAAAAAAGGAACAACAGCGGAATGGACTGAAAGCAAGAGAGTTCTTGACGACGGAGAACTGGGTCTTGAGACAACGGTGGACGGACACAGAATCATCCGAATCGGTAACGGTTCGACGGAGTTCATGCAGTTACCCGTGACATTTGACATCGAGGAGGTCAGAGAAATCAAACAGGGGATGGACGATGACGCACAGACCTATTATAACGACATGGTCGAAAAGGGAACGGAATTGCTTGCAGAAATGAAAGCACTGGCAACAACGGTCGAACTGGAGGACGATGCGTCGGGCATCAAGTACAGAATGGGTATATCAGCAGGAACGCTCTACTTTGAGGAGGTAGAAAAAGAAACAGCGTCAAGTGACGCAGAAAGCGAGGATGACGAATAATGGCAGCAGGAGACAGAATATTCATGGCGAAAGAATCCACATCGCAGGAGATTCTTGAGAACACAAAGAAGATTATCAGCGGGGCAGCAGAGAAACCGAAACGGTACGGAATGAGAATCAATCGTCTCGACAGCAATCCGGCAACCCGTGTCACATATCTCTATGATGCAGTAGGGATGACACCCGCAGGAATGAATTTCACCGGAGGTGGGTTCGACTACGGTGACTGGGGAGATATTTGGTTTGTAAAGAATAACAGACCTGTCATGTTAAAGACAGACGGAACGGTTGACTATGAGTTGAACCACGAAAACCACGCTCTGAAATTAAGCGGAGCATCGTCAGATGTAGCAAATACATCATACGGAGGAAACGCAATGTCGGAAATTCCTCTGATTTGGGTCAAGAGGTGGACACAGAACAACTATGATTTTGTTGTGTTCTGTGAAACACAGTATGATGACACATACAAAGCATACGCACACACGGACGGAGACGGAAATGTCCTGCCCGTCACATATTTCCCGATGTACGAGGGAGTGGTTATCAATAGCCGACTGCGTTCTCTGTCCGGACAGACACCGACAGCCTCAATGACGGACGAGCAGGAGACGACCGCTGCAAAACAGAACGGTGACAGATGGGATAAACAGTCATTTTCGGAAATCAACCTCATGTATGAAATGTGTACCATGATAACATGCAGCACGAACTCACAGGGAAAATTCGGAAACGGAAACAGCAGTGCAGACAATTTCTTGCAGACAGGAACACTCAACGGAAAAGGACAGTTTTTCGGCAGCACGACAACGACAGCAGCAGTCAAGATGTTCTATTGTGAGAACTTTTTCGGAAACTACTGGAAAAGATTGCGTGGTCTCCTGCTGATTAACGGGGTTTACTACATCAAACCTGTTCCACCGTATAATTCAACAGGTGACGGGTACATCAATACAGGATTGACACCGTCCGGAACATCCGGAGGATACACATCAAAGATGGAACTTGCATCAGACATCGGAAGAATCCCGACAGTTGCATCCGGAAGTGAAACAACCTATGAATGTGACGGTTTATGGTTCACGCTGACAGACATCAGAGTTGCCCTGTTCGGTGGCAACCGTGGCTACGGGTCGAAGTGCGGTTTGTCGTACTGGTATGTGAACGGCCTTGCGACGAATGTGGACACGACCATCGTGGCGAGCCTTTCTTGCAAACCGCCTGTTGCTGCGTAGCAGCATGAGGGGGAACGGGGGAGTTTACTCCCCCGCAAAGGGAGGTTCGGAGGGTTCGCCCTCCGAGGTGTCCGGCATGACGGGATTTTCCACGATAATGGAAAGCGGATGCACGACCGACACAAGCGGAATTTTTTGTGATAAAATCTCCGACATGTAACTTGATGACCTTGACATGTGAGGGGAATCGGTGTGCGTCCTTGCCCTGTTCGGTGGCAACCGTAGCAACGGGTCGAAGTGCGGTTTGTCGTACTGGAATGTGAACAACCTTGCGACGAATGTGAACACGAACATCGTGGCGAGCCAATCTTATCAAATGACGGAGCGTATAACCAAAAGCACACCTTTTTCCTACACCGCAGGGTGTTGAAATACACCTAACCAGTGGAAATAATACCGATACAGGCGGGGTCAAGTAAGAATATCAGAAAGACCTTGAGGTGATAAGAAAGAATGGGAAACAAATCCGTCAATAACCTGTACAAGCCTATGTTAGAGCATAGCAATGTTGAGCAGAAATTTCATAAAGCAGCAAAGGGAAAGACCGAAAGGACAGATGTTTCGGTAATATTAGACCCGAACAACATTCAAAAGCATGTTGAGAAAGTCATTGAACAGTTAGAAAACACAGCACCGGAGGGGTACGGTGTACCACATCCGGAAAAGGCATGGAAACCGACAAAACACGGGAAAGTGTGCATCAATGAGGGTTCGAGCAAGAAAACGAGAATGATTGAAAAGCCTCGTTATAATTACGAGCAGGTGGTTCATCACATCGTTGTATCTGCCTGTTATGACATATTCATGAAAGGGATGTATGAGTTTTCCTGCGGGAGTGTTCCAAACAGAGGGGCACACTACGGGAAACGGTACATTGAGAGGTGGATTCAGACAGACAAAAAGAACTGCAAATATATCCTCAAGATGGATATTCGACACTTTTTCGAGAGTGTTGACCATGATGTTTTGAAAGTATGGCTCAAGAAGAAAATCAGAGACAAGAGGATGCTGCACATCCTCAATTTGATAATCGACGGGAGCGAGGTCGGATTGCCTTTAGGATTCTACACATCACAGTGGTTGTCAAATTTTATGTTGCAGCCACTAGACCATTACATCAAAGAGCAACTCCGAGCAGTTCACTATATCCGATACATGGACGACATGGTCATTTTCGGAAAGAACAAAAAGGAACTTCATCGGATGCAGCAGGAGATTGAAAAATTCTTGAATGAGAGATTGAACCTGCAAATGAAAGGAAACTGGCAGGTGTTCCGGTTTGACTACATAGAGAGAAAGACCGGAAAGAGAAAAGGGAGACCGCTTGATTTTATGGGATTCCAATTCTACCACGATAAGACGATTATGAGAGAATCAATCATGTTAAGTTGCACGAGGAAAGTGAACAGGGTTGCAAAGAAAAACAAAATCACATGGTATGACGCAACCGCAATATTGTCATACATGGGTTATCTGACACACACAGACACCTATGACATGTATTTGCAGAGGGTCAAGCCTTATGTGAATGTAAAGAAGTTAAAGAAAATAGTCAGCAAGCACTCAAAACGAAAGGAGCGAGAAAAGCATGAAAGAATGGAGAGAGGTGTTCGGAACAGAGCCGGAGAAACCGGAGGAGTTCGACACGACAGCATCACCGACAACCGTGTATCAGAGACGGAATGTCAAAAAGGCAACAAAGACAGAGGACGACGGAACGAAAGTGACCGGATGGACGAGAGAGGAGAGGGAATTGACACTGGAGGAATACGAACAGTTGAAACTCATGCAGGAGGTTGTGGAACAGAACACGGGAGAGATTGTTTCCTCCGTGACCGAGTTTCAGAAAGATACAGTCATCGACGAATACACACAGCAGTTGATTGAGGAGGGATTGATTTGAGAACATTAGTGGAAAGTTTGAAAAGATTATACAAAAAGGGGAATCTGACAAAGGAACAGATTGAGGAGCGTGTCAAAAAGAACAGTATTTCAGCGGATGAATATGAGTACATCACCGGAGAGGAGTATTCAGAGAATGAGTCCGCTTGAGATAATTTCACGAATGTGTGATGTGACGAATGTGCTGTCAGACATCGTGAAGAAACAACAGGAA